TCGGTGAGGGTTTCGGGGCGGGTCATCTTTTGCCACTCGAACACCTGGCGTGAGCTGAGCGCCCATTTGAATTGGCGCACAAACTCTTCCAGGTGGTTTTGCACGACGCGGTACAGCGTGACCAGGTCGCCGTTGATGTCGTTGAGGACTTCGACCGGCGCGGCCTGGGGCCGCATGAAGTACAACGCGGCACCGCCGGCAAAGACTTCGACGTAGCATTCGTGAGGCGGAAAAAGCGGGATGAGACGGTCGGCCAGGCGGCGTTTGCCGCCCATCCAAGGGATGATGGGTGTAGACATAGAGAGCAAGACCTTTACTGTATGGATAAACAGGTGCTAGGCTCGCCGCGCTTCGTGCACGGAGTAAGAGCCTTGGCTGGACTTGCAGGGGCAATCTGCAGGGACGGCGACCGGGTTGGATGTTGACGCATCCACCCCGATCGCTCTTTTTCACTTCGCTGTTGAGACTTCTTTGGCATAGGCCTGACAGGCCGCCAGGGCGATCAGTCCTTGGTCGCCGGCATCGGTGATGCCGATAATTCGTTGAGCATGCGCTGGGTCAAGTTGGGCTCGAGTTCCTCCATGAACCACGCCGCCGGCTGGGGTGGCGGCTGACACTGTGTCACCACTGGCTGCAGCAGTGGCGTCGAGTAGGACTGACAACCGCAGATCAGCAGTGGCAAGACGATCACGCAGGCGAGCCTGGTTGGTTTGAGCATCGCTCAGTTCCTTGTAGTGGGTTTGTTCGCTGGCCGACAGCCGCTGCTCAAGGGCCAGGCGGTTGTCCTGTGCCGTGCGCACCTGGTCAGCGGCGGCATTGCTGATGGCGATCAGATCGTCCTTGTGCAGGCCGGCCTGTTCGGCAAGTTGCTGGCCGTAGCGCCAGTCCTGAACCTTCCAGGCCGACGCGGCAGATCCGCCGATCAATGCGGCCAGCAGCACGCCAATCGCTAACAGCCGGTATGGCGTTGGGATCAGGTCGACGACACACATAACACTGCCCTCGCCCGTTTCCACAGCTGCAGCCTCTCCTGCAGGCCGTTGAGTCCACCGTTGATCTTGCGGGTGATCGCCTCGAACTCATCCCGATCCGCCAGCGCGTTCAGCTCGCGTACCCACCAGAACCACGCGGCCGACTCGGCCGCCCATTGCGGCAGTTCGAGCAGCTCAGGGGTGCGCAGCAAGCGCTCGTCGCCGAACAGTGCCAAGCTGCAGCGCAGGTAGTTATTGCGGCCGGTCACCTGGATCAGGCCGCGACCGCGATAGCGCTGGCCATCTCCATCCGCCTCTGGGGTGTTGCCCAGTTTCGCGGCCAGGTTGCCGGTGTCGTATTTGCTCAGGTACTGATCGCCACCCAACTCACGGAGGTACTGCAGCTGGCCAGACTCGTGCCCGACCTGGGCCAGGAACGCAGCCTGCCGCGTCGGTGTGTTGATCTGCCGATGCGCCATGGCCGCATTGAGGGCGGATACAAAAACGCCCGCTTGGCGGCGGGCGTTCGGGAGGATTCGCAGCAATTGCTGTTCCGTGATGGACATACAAACTCCTGGTATAAAAAAACCGCACGCGGCGGGTTTATGGGGACGCGATAGCGTTAGGCGAGACTGACGACCTTGACCGGCTTCACCTCCTTCTTTTTCTTGCCCTTGGCGTTGGCTTTGCCCTTGTTGCCGCCGTTGCACTCGACCGTGGTCGACCAGCCGGCTTGGGTATAAGTCTGCTCCACCGAATCCGCCAGATACTCGCCATCGAGCCCGACCTTGAAGCCCTGGGCATTAATCGGCCGCTCGGCAAACAGGTCGGTGCGACCGGGCATTTCGAAGCGCACCCCCGCGCCGGAGCGGTTGAACGCCGCCAAGCGCGCCTTGGCCGCCGACTCGGCGGCGGTCTTGTTCGGGTGAATGTGCCGATCGGTATGCACCGAGGGCAGACCGGCCGGCGCGTCCTCATTGTCCAGGGACACCACCGCGAGCTTGCCGCCCTTCTTGTCTTGGTGCTTGGTGGCCACCTTGCCGTGCGTGTTGCGATCGCCCAGACGGAACTGCCAGCGGCTGACGTCCTGGCGGGTGATGGTGATCGCGCCGAACGCCTTGCCGCTCGCGCTCTGTCCGCCCTGGCGCGGCATCACCAACAATTTGCCATCGGCGACCTTGGCCGTGCAGTCGTACTGCTTAGCCAGGCGCGTGATGAAATTAAAGTCGGATTCGCTGAGCTGGTCCGCCCGCGCGACCTTGGTGGCCACCGGACAACTCGGCTCCCAGCCGTTACGCGCGGCGATATCGGCCACGATTTTCGACAGTGGCACGTCCTCCCAGCTCCCGCTGCGAATGGTCTTGCCACTGCCGCGCATGTCGCTGGCCTTGCCCTTGATCACCAGCGTGTCCGGCGGACCCGACACCGTGATCTCGTCGACCACGTAGCGACCCAGACGGGCCAGCCCCGTCTCGACATAGCCCAGGTAGATCTCGATCCCAGCACCGCGCCGGGGCAGCGTCACCAGGCCGTCACGGTCGTCAATGCGTAACTCGAACTCGTCGGAATCCGTCCCGGGTTTGTCGGTGGTGCTGAGCTGGATCAGCCGATCATTGATCAGGCCGGTGATGTCGGCACCATCGGCGACGACGCGAAACATAGGCGTCATGGGTTTTTTCCAAAAAAAAACCCGCGCAAGGCGGGCAAGAAAGTAAGGAGTTTGAAGCGATGAACGACACGAGTGTAGTCCATCAATCCCACAGGGTGACGTGTTCCTCGACCGCCGCCGCCAACTCCGGCAGGGTGATCACCACGCCGGCGCGAAACGGCTGGGCTTCTTCGGCCAACCCCTGATTGGCATCCAGCACCGCCTCGACGCTGCCATTCAGGTGGCCGTAGTAGTTATGGCAAAGGGTGTCCAACAGATCCCCGTCAGACGTTCTGCATGTCATCGCCATAGCGTACAAACTCCAGGGTGAACTCTTGTTTACGCGGAATCCCGCCTTGCATCAGCGCGCTTTGATCTTCGTCGACGCTCTTCAGGCACCAGGTGCCCAGCACGTCGCCATAGCCGGTGGTCAGCGTCAGCGGCTGAAGCCGGGCGCCGATCGAGCGCAACGTGTCGAGCTGCTTCAGCCCGCCCTTGAAGCCCGGGAAAATCTGGCCCTTGAGGGTGATTTTCTCGTCGCCCATGCCGACGCCCTGCTGCGCCGGCCGGCGCGACAAACGCTCCTGCGAGGCCCAGCGGAATTCGGTCGAGCGGCGCAACGAGTCAAAGGCCGCCGTGTCGAGGTTGAAGTAATACGGCTGCGCCTTGGGATCGAGCGGCTGGATGATCAACAGGTGCGGGAACGGCTTCACCGCCTCCGGCGCTGGCGTGCCATCGGTGACAAATGCCCACGACGGCAACACCGTGGTCAACGCCGGACTGACCTTGCCGGCGATCTTGCTGATGGCCGACGACGCCCGGGCCGCCTGCGCCTTCAGCATCCCCACGCGCTCGTCAATTTGCGACACCGCCCGCGCGGCCTTGTTGTAGGTGGCCACCACCTGCCCGACCTTGGCCTGGGCCGCCTGTACCCCACGCATCACGCGCTGAAGCTTGGCCCCGACTGCCGGCCCGACAAAGGGCAAATCCTCCAGCTCGGACGCCGCCCCGGTGATTTCGCCGATCGCGCCATTCACCGGCCCCAGCATGCCGTCCAGGCTACGCCGACCGGTTTCCCCGGCCGAGGCCAGGTACTTCAAGCTCGACTGTAACTGCTGCAATGCAGTCTTTTCCTGATCAGACATATGCCCTCCTGATTAAACATGCGGTTCGTCGTACAGCTTGCTACTGCCCACCTGCTTGGCCATGTCGCGATAGTACTGATCGAGCTGCGGCTTGATCTGCGCAAAAAGCTGATTGCCATCCTTCACGTCGCCGTTCACCACCAGCGAAAACGGCGCCTGAATGTCCACTTTCGATTCGATGGTGGTCGGTGCCGGCTTCGCCGCCATCGCCAACGGCCCCGCCGGCAGGCCCGCGTCCGCACTGGCCGGGGGCAACATCATGGCCCGGGCGGCGTCACCCGGTTGCGGCGCCGGGGCTTCCAGCCCGGAGCGAATGACCTTGGGCCGACGCAGCTCCGAACCCGGAAAGCGCACCTTGTTGGCAAAGTGCGGCAGCAACATGGCGTCTTTGGAGTCGAGGTCACGTGGGTCATATGACACCGGCGGCGCCGGTGGCGGCTCAAACGCTTTCGGCGCCGTGTCGAATGATTTGGCGATGTCACCCATCACCGGCGGCACGTTCTTGCCGGCATTGGCCATCATCAGCGGCCCGGCCGCCGGCATGCTCTTCAGCGCTTCGTCCGTGCCAAACATCGACTTGCCGAGGTAACCGCCCAAGGCGTCGCCGCCCATATTGCCGAGAACACCGCCGACCAGTCCGCCAATAGCGGTGCCAATGACCGGCAAAAGCATCGTGCCGAGAGCGGCCCCAGCCGCAGCCCCGGATAACGCTCCAGCCAAACCACCCGCCGCCCCGCCATAGCCTTCGGCTTTCTCGTCCCGCGTCTCGGCGTTCTGGTAGGTGTCGTAGGCCTTAAACCCCGCATCCACCACCGCGACCACCGCCGCGCCTTTTACCGCCGAGCCGACACTGAGACCTCGACCACTGCCGCCACCCTTGCCGCCACCCTTGCCGCCTTTCTTGCCCTTCTTGCCATCGGCATCGAGGTCGCCGGCACCTAGACCATCACCGCCGCCCATGGCCCCCATATTGGTCACGATCACCTTTTGCGGGATGTTCGGATTGCCCATCAGCGAGCCACGACCGATGTTCAGCAGGCCCTTGGCGATCTTGAAGGTACTCATGGCCGACTGAAAGGCGATCACCGCCGCGACGGCCGCACCGATGCCGGTCACCACCTTAGGCGATTCGTCCGACAGCTTGCTCAGCCCTTGGGTGACGTAGGTCAGCCCGTCCGCCACCTTATCGGTCACCGGCCGGAAAGCATCGCCGATCGCGCGCATGGCGTCGTCCGTGGACTGGGCCATTTCCGACCACTTCTGCGCCGACGACTGCCGGCGTTCCTCCAGGTTCTTGTCCAAAATCCCGGTGGCATTGGCCGACTCCGATTTCAGCTTGGCGTACAGATCCTTGTTCTGCATGAACGCGGTCAACGCGCCCTTGACCTGCATGTCAGCGAACAGGTCGCCGGTGCGCAAGGCTTGTTCCAGGGACGCAATCATGGCCTTGGCTTTTTCCGGATCGGTCTCCTGGCTGATCTCGGCCGTGGCCTTCGCCATGGCGGCGGCCTTCTTCGGATCGGTCGCCGCGATGTACTTCTGCGCCAGCTCAAAGCTGGACTCCAGCGTCGATTTGCCATTCTGCAGGCCGGTGTTCATCGACGCCTGATAGTCAATCCCGGCGTCCTTGTAGGCCTTGACCGTGTCGCCCGAACCGATCTTTTCCATCCAGTTTTTGAGGTTGCCGGCCGCCTCATCCGAACCGCCGGCAGTCTTCATTTGCACCTGAAGCATGGCGCCCAGTTGCGTCACCGAATCCATGCCGGTGATGCCTAGCTTGCCCATACCCGCCAGCAGCTCGGGGAACCAACGGGCCATGTCGGCCGCCTCGAAACTGCCCGCTTGCCCTTGGTAGGCGATCGCCTCCAGCGCCTTCTGCATTACTGCCGGGTCGGAGATCTTGGCGTTCTGCCCCAGGGCATTGATCATGCGCGCCGTTTCGCCGCCATCCGACCCCTGCCCCACGGCGAACTTGGCCGCCGTCGGCGCGTATTGCAGCGCCTTGTCCAGCTCCATGCCGGCGCCCACCAGGGCGTTGACCACCTCGGCCACCTGATTGCGCGCCATGCCGGTGTCGCGCGAGGTGTCGACAATCTTCTTCGACAGCTGCGCCTCTTCGGGCTTGTTGGCAATGTTCGACTTGATCGCAATGTCACGAATGATTGCGCCATAGTCCGCGCTGACCTTGGTCGGAATGGCCATCGCCGCCGTGGCGGCCACCGCTTGGCCGACGCTGCTTTTGAGTTTCTGCTTGCCTTCGTCGAGTTGCTGGTGACCTTTGGCCTTCAGCTCGGCCTTGTTCGCCGCCTGACCCATGGCCGTGTAGGCCTTGGTCAGATTGTGGACCTCCACGCCTTGCTTTTTCAGGCTGCTGATATTGCCCTCAAGCTGTTTCAGCAGAGCGCTGGCGCCCTTCTCGCCCGCCATGTGCGCCTTGCGCCATTCATCGCGCAACCGCATGGTGTCGCCGATGGTCTTTTCCAGCACCCGGGCTTTTTGGCCTTCGGCCTCCAGGCGCTTGATGCGACTGGTGACGTCCTTGAACGCCGAGCCCACCGTGGAGCTGACCGCCCCGCCAATGACCAGGCCGAGCGCGAGTTTGTTCGCCATGTGCGTGCCCTATACGTCGGGTCAATCAAAGGCGGCTCAATCCGTGAGCCACCACACCATCTCAGAAAACGGCATGGCCTTGATCTCGGCAGCCGAGAAACCAGTCTCTTTTGCCAAGCGTCGGGCCAGTGCCTTGAGGGAGGTTTCGTTACACGTCGTCTTCTTCAACCAGACGAAAATAGCCGGCCTGCAAGCGGTTGTAGTCTTTGATTTTCAGGGCCGCCAGATCCGTTTCGCTGGCCATGATCAAGCTGCAAAACAGGTTCTTTTCCATCTTGTCGTATTCGCCACCGCCGGCCGCCTTGGCGGCCTCCATGTCCCTCACACTGGGCGCGCGCATCATCACCTTGTCGACGAGAACGCTGCTGATATTGGCCTTGTAGGCCAGCGTTACGGTCACGCCGTCGTCGGTGAGTTCCAGCCACTTCGGCAACGGTTTGTTCAGGCTTACTTGAGTCATGTTCTTTAGTCCTTAGAGGCCGACGGCCGAGCGTTCTGCGGCCAGTTGATCGACACCGTCGACCACCTGAATCATGTTGAGCGGGTCGATTTCGTACATCACGCGACCGTCGATTTCGAGCTTGTAATAAACGGCCTTGATCGCGTGCTTGATTTCCGCCTTGTCGCCCGGCTTCCAGTCGCCCATGTCGACCTCTTTAATACCGCCGCGCAGGGTCACCACGACCGGCGTCACCGTCCCTTTTAAGCCCCGGA